GGCTGGATTGCTTGTGGAAGCTTCGATACGAGAGGTGCTGTGTATTCGCTGATGTATTTTGCGGCTGCTTCTTCCCTTTGTTGGGACGGCAAGCCTGCAATCTTTCTGAATGCTTCTGGATGGTATCGGTCATTGATTCCGGCCACTTCGTAATCTCCGCCCATATCGCCAGCAGGCAAGGCGTACACTGAAAGATTGCCCTTCTTGTCGCGCCTACCCTCCCAATTTACCGTTGTTTTTGCTGCATTTATCAAATCAAATCCAGAGGTATTGCTTGCCGCAGCCTCTGGCTCAATCACATCAAAGCCAGGATCTACTTCAGCTTGTTTCGGTATATCGTCTTGAACTTGCGCGTTGTCTTGTTGCGCAGCCTGCCTAATTGGCTGTTGTATTGGCGCAACGCTGAGGTTTGGGATATTAGCCTGCATCATCTTTTCGTAGCGTTCCATTTTATTTCTCCTTTGGGGTCAAGTAATCCCTATTGTATTTCAAGAACTGCCTTTTACCATCTTCAGCACCTCGCTCATACGCTTTCCCTAATGCCTTAATCTTAAAATCTGCGTCCATTCCATCAAATGTTGCACTCTGGAATAGATTATCCACAAGAGCCTTTCTTCTTTGGCCGACATATTCTTGGTAAATTGCGTACTGGCTCTCATCAAGCTGGTAGGTAATTTTCTTGTCCATAACATTCCTTGACGGAACGGATGGCAACGCATCAGCATTTCCAGTTTCCTTCCATAACCTATATAGAGCAAGATTGGATTCATCACTTGGAACTACTCTTGACCTTGTGACATCAAGGAAATTGTATAGAAAAGGATTCGCTCCTTCTGGCGTTTGCTTGACTGGATTTCCCCACATATCTCTTTTTAGCGGCAACTCTTCTGCTCCAATCGCCTCACGCATAAACTCCGGCATCTTTGATTTGAGAACATTGGAGAACAATTGCAAGCTGTCATCAGTTTTGGGGTCAACCATATTCTCGCGACTTGCCTTATTGAAGGCTTGTAGTGTGTTTGGGAATGGTATTGATGAGATTGTTCCGTACAGTGATTCTAGGTAGCTGTCATAATCTTCTTTTGATATTGCGTTAAGAAGAGTGTTCGTGCTTTTTAGGAATGTTTGGTTGAGCGTATAGCTTGCAACTGATGGCAAGCCTTTAAGGGTTACATCAAGAACATCCTCAAGTAATCCAGATCCTTCGTTCTTACTTAAGACGTTTGAGTACACATTAAAAATTGTTCCAAGGTATCCAAAATTCTCATAACTCCTTATATCATCTCCAGCTTGAATTGTTGGATCTTCGCCATTCAATAGTCTTTTCAAGCCAGACATATTTATTGTATTTGGTGGCTGCGTTTCGTACTGGATTCCTCGTTCTTTTGGAGATTTTGATGCAGATCCAGTAATAACCCCAGCGCGATATAAGGCTGCAGCCGCCCCTCCAATTACTGTTCCGACAATGCCACTAGCAGCCATCTCTAGCGATTTTGATCTATCTCCCTTGCTTGCATAATATGCACTCTTTGCAAAGGAAAGCCCAGGTACTGCCAAGTTCACAACGTCAGTAACAACATTAACTGGGGTTTTTGTATATGGAGCAACAACTGCTTTGGTAAGTGGTCCAACAATAGGAACAGCTTTTACCGCATTCGCAACAACGCCAACTACTGCCGTAAGCTTTGTGTCCTGCTGAAATGTTGCCTCTGCTGCCTCATTTGATATGCTTTTCAACTCTGCTTTTGTAGGAAACCTTACGCTTGCAATAACTTCCTCTGGAGTTTTTCCAGCTAAAATAGCTTGTTGGGCAAGAAGTCTCCCCTCTGCGAACCCTCTGGCCGGAACGTCACCAAGAGTTAATGCCCTACCTACTGGCTCAGTATATGATCCAATTATTCCTTCAGTAAGCTTCCGCACTCGGTCAATAAGAGCGATGTTTCCTTTTGCATTTGTAACCATGTCTTTGCCAGTAAATGCTTGAGCAAGAGATTTGAATACATTAAATCCCTTTACGCCTTCGCCAGCCAATGCTGAAGATTCTGGAATGCCTTCACCAAGGAATGCTCGAATTGCTTCTTTTGTCTTTTCAGTGCCACGAATCATTGCACCCCTTGTGGTGAGCGCAGATTGGGTCATCGTCCTTGGCTGCTTGGTTACATAGCTTATTACCGCATCTCCAGCGGTTGCTAGTGACCTCACGCCAAGCTGGCCTACTGCTCTGGCTACGTTAAATACCGGATTCTTAACGAGAGATAGCGGACTTAATAGCGTAAGCTGTATGGCTTGTGGAAGTATCTCACCAAGAATTTTCTTTGGGAAAATGCTGTCTGAGTATTTTTGAAGTTTTGTTGTTGCGTTGGCCGCAGCCCTTCTTGCGTTTTCAGCAATAACAGCGGTCTTCTCTGTCAGTCCAGTATCTCTTGATCTGTATGCTGCTTCCGCTTTAACCAACTCAGCTTTTGCATTTTTACTTGCATTGAATAGTCGAAGAACATTGTCCTTCACGCTTTGGGGTACATTTCTTTTCGCTGCTTCTGCTGCCTTTAATATGGTTGCCAAATACCCAGCAGGCGTGTTTAGGTACTCACGGACATTTCTTAATGAAACACCAGCTAGCGATGCTGCCTTTGTAAATTCGTCCCAATTGATTGCAGCAGACGCAGGGTCTGCATCAATCTGTCTTGCAGTAAGTATTGCATTTGCCCCTGCTCTTTCGGCATCATCATACGCTGACGAGGTAATGCTTCTCCTTGCAATGACATTTAGCTCATCATCTGTAAGGTCTTCAAGATTGCTTTTAATAGCACCAAGAGGAACATTCGCTCTTACTGTGCTTGGCTGAACCGCAACTTCTGCTTTGAATGGCTCTGGTGCTTTTTCGGACTTCAACACTCTTTCTGCCGTCCTAGCTATTTTAGACCCTTCTGGAACTTCCGGCATCTTAAACTCTGGCCGTACTGTTCCAGGCTCGAAGCCAGCCTCGCCGACTACACCTGGGCGTATTGGTTGTTGTCCTTCAATAGTTCCAATAACCTCTGATGGTTGCGGCTTTGCCTGCAATGATGGAACAGCTTTGGGTTGTAACAATTGCTGGAATTTGTCGATAGCTCTTGTTGGTCTTGCAAGTCCTGCACTAACAGCCACAGGCGTTGCGATCTCAAGAGACTTTGTTGTGATTGGGAACATCGCAATATCGGCCTCACGCATTCTCTGGTAGTCAGCGTAGCCTTGTTCGCCAGCCAAGATTCTTGCAAGTCCAGCTTGCCCCATTTCGCCTGCTTTATATCCAGCAGCACCTCCAGCCAATCCTCCAGCGAGTATGCCAACTGGTCCTGCTGGCGCGCCAGCAACTCCGCCAAGGATTGATCCAGCAACTGCACTAGCACCAGGTATGATTTGCTCTCCAACCGACCTTAACGACGCACCAACAAGTGTTGGTGGTTTTTCTTCAATACGGACAACTCTTCCATCCTTTGCCTTGCCAACAGCAAATCCAACACCCTTCTCCTTATCGTATCCAGACGATACAGTAAGCACGCCTTCGTTCATTGCCTTCCTAACTGCTGGCAACGCTGCTGGCTGGATCATCCCTTTTTGGATGGCTTCCTCGGTTGGAGCGTATCCAGCGGATATAGACCCATCTGGCCTAGTCTCTGGAGGAAGAGCCTCTAGGACATCGGTTGCCTTAATCATTGCCTCTTCTTGAGACAACCCAGACTGAAGATTTTTATTAAACTCGGTGGTGAGTAAGCTTGCTCGCTCTGGAGCATATACATCCAGCGGATTGCCACCTTGCGAAACATAGTCTCGCTTAATTTGTGACAAGTATTGCTTGTCTGGTTCGATTACTTCAAATTGTTCTGAAGGCGTTGGTTGAGCATTTTCTGGCTCAATTACATCATAACCAGCATCCTGCTGATTCTCCTTTACCTCTGGCTCAATAATGTCAAACCCCAAGTCGGGACTTGCCATTGTGTTATCTCAGCCTTACTTTCCCAACCCCTGGAATGTAAACAATATCTCCAACTTTTGCACCACCTTGAAATGCCTTGTCTCTTGATTCGTAGGTAGGAACTGATTGCTGTCCTTGTGGCTGTGCTTGAGCTTGAGGCTGTGCCTGCGGCTGTGCCGCCTGTTGCTGTGGGGCAGGCTTTGTAACTGAAGGAATTCCAAAGCTTTGCGGCATTTGAGTATCTTTTAATGTCTGCATCTGAATCCCAGCAACGTTACGCCTTTGTTCGATTCCAAGTATTTTTTGCTCAATGTCTTTTTGTTGCTCTGCGTATGGCTTACCAAATAATGCCCCTGGCAAAAAGTCTGGTCCAGGCTTTACATTGCCACCAGCTTGAGAGGCTTGAATATCTCTCTTCTTTTGAAGATTTGTCTCAAGCTCAACTTCAGCTTTCGCCATATCTGCTTGGTGCTTTGTAAACTTTCTGGATTGTTCCAACTCCCAATCAACTTGCCGTTGCTTTGCCCACTGCGTTTTCTGCTCTGGTGGCAGTGCCTTAAATGGAATCTGCTCTCCATTTACGTCAATCTTAAAGTCCTCAAATGGCAACACTTGATTTGATCTTATTACTTCCTTTTCCTGCTGGTTTTGTGTGTATGCATTTAATTGAGCATTCTGGAGCTGTTCGGCAGTTGCGGCTCTACGCAATGCATCTTTATCACCAAAAGTTTGAGGGAACATTGCCGCTAAATCCATTGTAATTTTACCCATAAATCTCCTTAAATGCTTATGTTAGGTATAAATGATCCAATACCAGACGCAATTGCTCCAAAGTTCTGCGCTCCACTTGGCTGACTTGCAATTGCCCCTACCTGCGCGCCGTAGGTGCTGGCTTGGTAATTGGACTGCGATCTGTAAAGGTCATTAAACGCCTGCGTCAAGGCAACTGGTATGTTCTGATCCACCGCCTGATAAAACGGTGCAGCCGTCGAGGGCTGTTGATTAAAGCCGCCAGGGAGAGCTTGGTTGGCTTGGATGTAGTTCTGGAAAGCAGCCTGTTGCTGACCCGTCCTAGCCTGTGCCAAGTTGCCAATGGAAGGTCCGCCAGCGATAAAGCCAGACGCTGCCCCCAGCCTGTTCTGCTGGAGTGCATCACGGAAAGCCAAGTCAGCTTTGAGCGCATCGCCCGTAGTTTGGCCTGAGCCTAAGAAGGCTTGGGCTGCACCGTACCGAGCCAGCTTGCGTTGCTCGCCCGCTGCCCCAATCTGCGAGGCTTCCTGCACGGCTGGTCCAAGGCCAAAGATATTGCCCCTAGCAGTCTGTGCGCCACGGATGGCTTGCTCATACCCACGCCGTTCTTCTGCACCTATGGTAGATCCAAGGCGAAGCTGGTTGATGGCTTCCTCTTCGATGGTCTGACGCAGTTGCTCAGTTTCCGGCGTAGTGGTTGCGCCAATGGGTGTTTCCGCCATCTGCCGGTAGCGTTGGCCGAGCGCAACCGAGGTGCGGTAGGCATCGGGATCAATCTGGTAAAGTTGCTGGGAAGCACGCTCTTCGGGCAGTTGCACAAACGAGCGGAACGAAGTTACTTCCTTTAATGCTTCGGGACTGTCGGCGGTAATGGGCTTGAAATTCTTTTGCATACCCTGCGCTTCGGTCACTGCGCTGGTTACGCTTTTCAAGTCATCGCTGAGTTGCTTAATCTGCACCTCTGCGCCAACCCTGCGGGGGTCGCCAGCGGGGAACTGGGCAAGCAATTGGTTGGCGGCATTGAGCCGTTCCTGGATGCCGACAATCTGAGTGTTGCCACGATCAATCACGCTGTTGAGGCGGGATAGTTTTGAGTTATTATAATCGTCAATAATCTGCTGGTCGGAGACTTGGAAGTTTAACATCGTGCCAAGGTCAGACGATCCGTAATTACGTCCAGCGGAGAGTTGGGCGAGGGCTTGGTTGAAAGCAGGACCAGCAGGACCAGCGGTTCTGCCAGATGCAGCCGTGTCACCGCCAGTTAAAGCGCGGATCTGTTCGGCTAAACTGTTGCGGGTGTTTTCTTGGCTTGTGACATCGGCAAGACGCTTTTCGTAGGTGTCTTGGCTTTTTTTAATTCTTATATCAATGCTTTTTGCAAGTGCCCTTTGATAGCTTCTGTCTGATTCAGCCATGTACGAAAGTTTTTCATTTTCAAAATTTCTGTCTATTCTTGTGCGAGCATTTTCTTTTACTATCTCACCATTTTCATCCACGGAATATCGTGGCGTATCGATATAGATTGACATATTAAGCCTTTAACTCTGGATTGCTGATATTTGTGCCAACCGTCCCATAAAAGTCTACTGGCCCAGGTTGGCGGTTAAACGCCACGTTGGACTCCACCGATCCATAGGGGCTAGTGCCATACAGCCGCTCAAATTGGCGGGTCATCTGGTCGCCTAGTCCACGATTAAGAGCATACGCCTGCGGGCTAGTCTCATACTGCCTACGTAATGACTCCAGCGTGCGTTGCGGTCCGTACTGCCGCTCTAGTTGCATCCCAGCCTGCACCCCTGCCTGCTGGTCAAGAGCCGATAATTGCCGTTCTAGCGAGCGTTGCTGTGGCACATATTGCAGGCGTAGTTTGTTTTCCAAAGATGCCATCTCTGGAGCCTTCTCAATATAAGTCTCAATGTTCTTCTTATACGCATCGGCATTAGCCTGCGCGACCGCCGCTGGGTCGGGCGGGGGCGGGGGTGCGGGAATGGAAGGTCCGCCACCCATGTTAGCTCATAGCCTTTCGCATAAAATTCATGTAGTCGTAAACTTTCTTGGTTCCGTTACGGTTAAAGATTAGGCTCCTGCGGGGGCCAAATTCGTCCCAGAGGATCGACAGCAGGCGTTTCATAGCCAAACGGCTATGGGGTGTAGATGTACCATCAATCGAGGTTACAGTCAAGTCGATGTAAGCATCTGGCGCGTCTGGCTTATGTACATAATGGGGAATCTCTTGCGAGCCGTCTACTGCCCTAGCCACAGCCACCCCTACCACCTCCTGCCCATCCTTAACCACCCCAACCAAGTTATTACGTTCGTACCAATCAAACCACTGCCTAAAGTTAGGCCAACGCGATTCTGGTACACCAGAGGCTTCGACATACTCTACCGCCGTCATATCGTCTTTTGTACCTCAATGGTATCGGGGTTAGCGGCGGCGGTAATCTGCCTAACCGCCATCTTGTTGGCCTCAGAGGTAACGCTGATGTTAATTAACCGCCACTTTTCGTACTTGCGCAGATCGGAAGCAATACGTTTCTTAACCGATGTGGGCAGGACGGCTGGCAGGACAAAAGGCAGTACCAGCACCGTGCTGGCAATGTTTAGGTTGGGTTGTACGTCAATATCACCCACATCGCTGTCCCGCTGGATGGCTATGGTGGCATTGCTTGAGAACGAGTCATCAAAGATAATCTCAAAATTGCTACCATGTTTTTGAGCAAATGGATCGCCAAAGTCCATGTCGCGGGTACGGACGGACGAGCTAAAATCAAACGTGCCGACGCTTGTGCCGTTGGATTGTATGCCAAAGTCCACATAATCTGAGGACGTGGTTTGAGCCGGTGTCTTGTACCCGCTGTACTTGTTAATCTGGCCTGTAGTCAATTTCATCATTAACCGCAAGCCTTCGCTTTCAAAATTGGTCAAGGCAAACTGCATTACCTTCGGCGTCCAAGTACCCTCAAACGCACTCAGGATGGTGTTATAGACCAAGATCGTGTCGTTAAAGTTATTGGCGGCTGTAGGTACGGCTAGTAGATACCTATTATCGTAGTAGGCCGCTGTGCTAATCCCAACTTGCGCCGTATTGATTTCTTGGATTACGTCCTTAACCACTTCCGAGATAGGTAAGCCGACTGAGGTAAAGTCATCCGATGCAGACCGAATGAGCGATCTGATGCCATCATCAGACAAGAAGAATATGTCAGCCCCTACTTGGATAGCTGATGCCCCCGCCACACACCCAATGTTATTGGAAATGATTGAGATGGTCCAATCAGCCGCGCTGGTCATATCGGGCGGGATGGTAACTTGGAATATCCTGCGCCGCTTGAATACGATAATGCGATTCTCAAAGTAAGGCACAATAGCGGTGATCTCATCACCATCATCTCCGTTAATTACCACGCTGTTTGTCAAAGCCCACACGGAAGGATCTAGGATGTCTGAGGCGTAAAGTGTATTGCGGTTTAATCCAGAGCCAACGCCAAACAATCTGTTACCAGCATTGATAATCGTCTGTAACCCTTGGGGCGGTGGGCTGGCCGTAGCCGTAGCTGTAGCTCCAGAGCCGTTGCCAATAATCGTAACCGTAGGGGTGTAGCCGTAGCCAGAACCACCATCCACTACCACCACCCCTGTGACCGCTCCGCCCGCTACGGTGGTAATTAGTGTGGGTAATTGCCCGCCCCAATTAGGTCCGGTAATAATAGCAGTCGCGCTGGTATACCCAGAGCCTGCGGTTGTGACGGTGATTGCCCTTACCTTACCGCCCTGCCGTTGGACAATGTTGCCATCAAAGAAATGTAAATCGTCATCGCCATCTGCCAGAAACATCTTGTTGTTAAACTGCGCCATGGAAACTTTGGCGGTATAAGCCACAACATAACCATCGGCAAACTGTTGGACTTCCGCATCCCAAGTTCGGTTGACCGCCCCCCAAAGTTCGTCAGCAGGATGGAGATCGGCTGTGCCGTTAGAATCAATCGTGTACAGCCTGCCTTGGGTCACAGTAACCAAATCTTCCGTGCCGGTAGTATCGTAGTAAGCCATCCCACCGATTGATCCTTGCTGGGATGTAGCGGTCGTATTAAAGCTAGTTACCCCGCGCCGAGTCTCCAAATTGCCCTTTGGGGAAAGGGTCATGTTAACCAACCGTTGTACTTGATTCTGCGCTAACTGGTCAGATTGGAGTCCGCTGGCTTGTCCGCCGGTAAAGGAGCGGATACCATCAAACGCCAACACATCGTCGGTGGCATCTATGAAATACGCCATGGCTGTTAGATAATCTCTTCGATGCCTAAATCACCCAAGCCAACTGGAGTAATCTGCTTCATCCCCCCGACCTGGGACAACTCGTAATTGGCCATTGAAGCAAGATCCGAGTTAGCAGCCTGGGTGACAACTTGCGCCTTGCCGTACTGCCGTTCCCGCTCCAAGGCATCAGCGTGAGTTAGAGCCAAGACAACGTGGCTGACGTGGGGCAGGCGTAGTTCATCGGCAATCGCGCTGGCAGACGGAGGAAAGTCTACGACAAGGTTAGTGCGGGTTAGGCATTGCAACTTTTGCACCACTAAGAGCGTGTTGGTGCTGGTAGTGTCCAGCTTGGGATAAAGGTCTAGCTCGGCGGTTCCGCCGGTGTTACGCCCTTTGAAATAGTAGAACGCTGGCGTGCCAGTTGTATCCTCGTCTAGCAAGTTAGCGTCTTGGCTGACAATGGTGGCCAGATCCATCGCCTGCAACTCGGCATCGTTATAGGCTACCGACAGCGGGTTTTCCACGTTGGAGCCAAGGGAGACAGTTCTGCTGGCTGTGCCGACCGAGTAGGTGGAGGTGGTAACAGTCTCACGCCAAGCGGCAAAGTTCCAGACTCGGCGATAGTTCAGCGAGGCTGACTTTTGCAGGAAGGTAAGCGTATCGGCATCGGTCTTGCCGATCTTCTCACCAGCGTATTGAGCGATTTCAGTTAGGGTCATTTACGCCCTATCCTTCGTACATGATGTTGACTGAACCAGCGTCGAAGGTGTCTGTTCCGTTGACGGTGGTGATGCGGATGCGATCTATAGTTCCTCCCAATGTTTTTGTTCCATTGCCAAAACTCAATACCGTGGATTGTCTTGTAACACTTGATGTAAATACCCAAACATTGCCACTAATATTAAATATTGTTGCATTTCCATCCGTTGAATCGTTTGAAGCTGAATTATATGACAGGTTAAACCCAACTGTATTTGCTGTTGCCAGCACTATGTTTGACGCAGTTGCACTAGCAGAAACCATAGTTCCAAAGCCAGAGTATCCAGTCGTTTCAACCCCTCCGCTTTTCCCAAGCTGAACTGCTACTGGTGATGCTCCATCTGTTGAAACCCCATTAAACATCACCGTAATTCTCTTCGCCCAGCTAGGAATACCAGTAAAGTCAATAGCTGTTCCGCTGGTTGAGTTTACAGCAGTTCCGCTTGTAAATGGTTGCGACAGCTTGGCTGGAGTAATTGATCCGTCTGCTGGAGTCGAAGAAAATGTGCCAGTTGTTGCTGAAGTAATCCTACCCTTTGCGTCAACAGTCAAAAATGGAATTGCTGACGCATCGCCATAAGTCCCAGCCGTAACTCCAGTAGTGCCAAGCGTGCCAGTGCCAGAGCTAATCGTAAAGTCACCAGCTAGGGTTGTAGATAGATTGCCAATCGTTCCAGTAGTGCTGTTAAGGGTAGCAATCGTTCCAGTCGTGCTATTCAGCGTAGCAATCGTTCCAGTCGTGCTGGCCAAGTTAGTAATCGTTCCGCTAGTAATCGTGGCTGCTGTTGAGGTAGTTGTGCCAAATGTGGCAGTAGATGAGGTTAGCGCAGGTATCACCGCAGTCGTAATCGTGCCAGTCGTGATTGTGGCATTGGTGGAAACCAGCCTAGTTCCCGTAGCCGTGCCGTAGGTTAACGCTGCGCTGATGTTGGCGTTGGTATAAGTACCAGCCGTCAGAGCATCCTCAAACAAGTCATACACCGTGACAGCATTGGGTGCGGCGTTGGGGTTAGTTCCATCAGCAATCAATAGCTCATAGTTTGTGCCAACACTGGTGATTGGTTGTTGGCCAGTAATGAGATCCTGGTAAATCGTGGCTGAATCAATTAGGTTATGCAAATCATTGGCAGTAACCGTGCCGTTGGTTGCGAAGGTAAAGTTGCGATCTATCATTGCCATAAAATTAAGCCGTAAACCTTAGTGCGGTTGCGAAGATTGTTCCTGCTGGAATTGTGCCAGTTGTTTGGGTGGAATTGAAGATTGTAAAGCGTAGCACGCCTGCCGCCTCCACCCTAAAGTCTTGCAGTAACCCAGCAGGCGTTGCTCCAGTTGTAGATCCAATTGAATTTATATTGCCAATTACCATGTCTCCGAGAGCAACTCCAGACGCCGCAAGCGTACCAGTGCTTACATTCGATCCTGTTGTTGCGTGGTCAATATCAAGCACTGTCGCGCCAGCATAAGCTGCGGTTGCAAATGTTACCGCAGTCAGCTTCGGACCACTCGCCCCCACCTGGAGCGTGCCAGTCGTGCCTACGCCAGTGTTGGTAAAGGTGGTCGAGGCTATTGTGCCTAGGGTGTTAGTGCCAGTAGAAGAGGTAAAGCCAGTGGTGAAGGTAGTTGCGCCGATAACCGCTGCGCCAATCGTAGCTGTGCCGGTAGAGGCGGTGAAGCTGGTGCCGAAGGTAACTGCACCCGTCAGCAGGCTGGTTCCCACCACTTCAAACGTGCCGGTGCTGGCCACGCCAGAGGTGGACACAGACAGAGCCGAGGAGGTGTTATCCCCATCGGTCACGACTTGGAGCGCGCCATCCAACCCGCCAGTCCCAAAGGTCTTGAGAAGCTGTGGATAACTGGTGCTAATGTTTTGTGTACCAAGTGTGGGCATTTAGTCTCCTAGTTAGAAAAACGGTTTTTGAGGACATCCCAGGCCATCGAGCAAGCAAGCCCTATTAGCCCAGCTACAGCCAGAACCTTCGTCCGCAAGTGTTCCAGCGCACTCAATCTATTAGCAACGTCCCCGTACTTTGCAAGTGAGGTTTCCACCATAGAGAAAAGCTGGATCTGACGCTCTTCTAGCCTAGCCAAAGTGACCCGCAAATCAGAGATTTGTTCGTTGCTCATTGCGGCTCTCCAGGTATTTGAGGCTGACGGCCAAGTGAACCAAGGCGGCGGTAATCTCGTCCCGATCCCGCCCGTCCTGCACCATCTTGCGAATCGAGCGGTTGACCGATAAGAGGTGCTTGACCGAGCCGATGTATTTTAGGCCGACGGAACGATTGTTGGTTTCCTCCGCGCACTTCCACGCCTCCTTGAAACAAGTGTAGTCGTGCGCCGTCAGCAAGAATCGCAAACCTGTTCGTAGCATCCATGAGTAGATTTTCTTCATTCCTGCAAGCCCCTAATTCCATGCAATGCAAAGGCTTTCGTTGCGTTTTGCAAATTAGAAGCCTTCATTTCACCCCCCCCGATTCTGGTCGGGCGTTGCTAGAATCGGGGGTACGGCCTGCATCCTCGGCGGCACTCATGTCGCTATAATCGGAAAGTCTATGCACATCACGCTCCTCATGTTGCTTTGGCGAACATGAGCAGAGCAAGAGGGCGAGGAGGAGGAGGGGCATTACTGGACATCCAGAAGCCAATGTGTTGATTGAAGGATTGCGGAAGGGCTTGCGGTTGGAGAGGAGGAGGAGTTTGAACAATGAATTTCTGGCCCGAATCTG